ACCAAGAAGCTCAAGGCTAAGTGGACGCCAGAATTGGCTCAAGACTTGAACGCATACCATAACTTGGATGCCGAAGTCGAATTGACCTCAATTCTTTCTGAACACATCGCTCTTGAGATCGACCAAGAAATCTTGGAAGATTTGGTTAAAGGCTCAACCGCCGAAACCCTTCACTGGTCTCGTTTGCCGGGTAAGTTCGTAAATCGCCAAACTGGTGCAGGACTTGATCCTTCAGTTGGCTTCCCAGACTTCACCGGTAACGTATCTGAATGGTACGAAACCCTGATTGAGACCATCAACGATGTCTCAGCTCAAATTCACCGCAAAACCCTTAGAGGCGGCGCTAACTTCATCGTGTGTTCACCTGAAGTTGCAAACCTCCTTGAGTTCACTGCTGGATTTAGAGGCTCCGTGACTCATGACGATGATCGTGGTCAGGTTGGTGCTGTTAAAGTCGGCTCTTTGAGTAAGAAGTTTGACGTTTACGTCGATCCTTACTTCCCACGGAACGTTGTTCTCGCAGGACGTAAAGGTTCTTCTTTCCTCGAAAGCGGATATGTATACGCACCGTATGTACCTCTCCAGATGACTCCTACCATTTTCGGTACCGAGGACTTCGTGCCGCGTAAAGGCGTCATGACTCGCTATGCGAAGAAGATGGTTCGCCCGGATATGTACGGCCTCGTTATCGTTCAAGATCTAGTCTAAAAACGATACTTAACGTAATTAATTGCCCCTCTCCGTTTTTCGGAGGGGGGTTTGTTTGTTTAGAAACTAATTAAAGCAGGAGGGCCCCAAAATATGGCATTGCCTACATTATCACCCAAAAGTCAGATGAGCAAATCAATTTTGCCACCGACAGGTACCGTCGCCAACGTTGCAGCAACATTGCCTCTTGGAATTTATGACTCGTCAGACTCTTTTCTTTCTGGCGCCGCTGATCAGGTTGCCTATACATATAAGAAGCTTGGAGGAGATATTTTAGACATTGAGTTGAGGGCGGGTAATGTCTATGCGAACTATGAAGAGGCCGTTCTTGAATATAGCTACTTGGTGAATCTTCACCAATCAAAAAATATGCTTTCGGATGTTCTCGGCCAAGCAACCGGCACTTTCGACCAGGACGGCAACATTGTCACCGGCCCGGAAGGTGTAAACTTAAAATTCCCCCGCGTCATGTTCGAATACGCGAGAAGGGTTTCAGACGGATTCTCTTTTGAGGCGAGTGTCGGAGGAACAATCCCGATTTATTCAGCCTCTTTCAAATTGGAGGAGGGCAAACAAGATTATGACTTGCAGGCTATCATTTCAGGATCATCAGCAACTGGTGTTGGCCCGAACGGAGACCCAGTTGAGTTTGATGGTGTCGTTCAAGATAAGAGAGTTATAGTCAAAAAAGTATTTTTTAAGACGCCTAACGCCATGTGGAGATTCTTCGGGTATTTTGGCGGCCTCAACGTCGTCGGAAATATGAATTATTATGGACAGTACACCGATGATTCATCTTTTGAATTAATTCCGTCTTGGCATAATAAGCTTCAAGCAAAAGCGTTCGAGGATCACTTGTGGACAAGATTGTCTCACTATTCTTTCGAATTGAGAAATAATAAATTAAGAATTTTCCCACAGCCGGATCTTTTGAGCACCTATAGATATATGTGGGTCGAGTTCTCGGTTATACCAAACAGCTGGGACAACCCCCCGGGATACAAGGATGGAGTCGACGGGGTAAACAACATGAATACCATCCCGTTTGATAATATTCCATATGAAAATATTAACGCAATTGGTAAACAATGGATCCGAAGATTCGCCCTCGCGCTCTCTAAGGAGACGCTTGGCCAAATCCGTGGAAAATTTCAAACAATACCGATTCCTGGGGAGAGCGTTAATTTAAATGCAGACGCCCTATTAGGGCAGGCCCAAGCAGAACAAGAGGCTTTAAGGACAGAATTAAAAGAGATTATGGATCAACTTACCTATGTAGAGATGGCAAAACAAGATTCTGAAAAGTCGGAGGCGGTCAATACGATTCAAAAGCGTGTTCCAAATCTAATTTTTCAGGGATAGGAAAAGATAAATGAGCAGCAAAAAAGAACAATATGATGGTTTCCGCCCATACTATCCAGACGAAATCTCTCCCTCGGAAAAAAAGCCACTGAGAGAGGTTACTATGATGCCATCTACGGTAGAAACCATAGATTTTGCCCTTTTCGACTGGCTCAATGAGGGGCTGGATATCTTTTGTACAACGAACGAGGGGTGGAGAAAGGTCCCGCTTGTTTGGTCGATGCCAGAAAGAGCCTTTCAGGCAAAAGATAACAAAGATTTGAGAAATAAAGATAATGTATTCACTCTTCCTGCAATCAGCATAGAACGCTCATCTTTAATAAAAGACCCCAGTATGAAGGGAGTTGCTTGGGCTCATATCCCACGACAGAATGATGCGAAGGGTGGCGCCATTACGGTGGCCAGAAGAATTCAACAAGAAAAGACATCAAATTTTGCCAATGCCACCTCGGAAAGAAGATTTAAGCAACAAACACAGCCATTTAATAATAAAAAGGTGGTTTATGAAACCATAACAATGCCAATTCCCACCTATGTCGTAGCGAATTATAAATTAACAATCAATACTGAGTACCAGCAGCAAATGAACGAGATTTTTACTCCCTTTATGACACACACTGGCCAGATTAATAACTTCTTTATGACTCGTGACGGCCACAAATTTGAGGGTTTTATAGAAAATGATTTCGTGCTAGAAAATAACACCTCAAATCTTGCCGAGGAGGAGAGGAGTTTTAAGACTGCTATCAACTTAAAGGTCTTGGGATATTTGATAGGCTCTGCCGGAAACGACAATCAGCCAAAAATAACAATTAGGGAAAACGCAGCAGAATTTAGGTTCACCAGAGAAAGAGTTGTACTCGGTGATAAAAAGGATTATTAAATAAATGGCCGACGACGACGAAAATAAGTGGACAAGACCTTCAAACCCTCCCCCTCCCCTTTTTCTAGGAGAGCGAGAGAGAAATTTAGTCAAGCAAGTTAATGATGAGCTTCTTGAGCGAGTCATCGGCCAGCAGATAACATACTTACCTATTTCTATGGAAAGGACAAACTTCCACCCACTTTATGGTGAAGCTATCGAGAAAAGCTTCCTCCCACCAGTCAGGGTTTATGCCCTGGTAGAGTTTGAGGGGATTCAAACAACAACAGAAAACTTCGGACTCGACAAGTCCAATAATATCACAGTTAGGTTTCACGAGAGAAGGCTATTCGAAGATCAAGACCTATATGTTCGAGAGGGTGATTATGTTCAATATGGGTCCTCGTTCTTTGAAATTATCACCCTCAAGGAGGGGCGCCAACTGTTTGGCCAAATTGATCATCTCTTTCAAATAGAGGCAACATGTATAAGAACCCGAAAGGGCCTCTTGGACCTTGAAGTGCTTCCTTCCGATACTATATCAGCAATCTTAGAAAGCACGCCAGAAGATACACTGGACGTTTACGGCCAATCTATAGCAAGAATAATCTATACACAAGACGCTGTTGCGCTTATCTCTGCCGGCTCATCTTTAAATGGTTTTCTCGGAGTCTCGGGAAAAGTATCCCAAGCGCGCTCGGCCGTTTATCAAGATGGTATAAGACAAAAGCTAACCAACAGCCCAACTACGGGAGAGTTTTATATTCAAAGCGGGGAACTCTTTAGTTCATTTGACATCGGCATCGGTGTTCGAGTACTCCTGGAGGCCCTGACTTTAGTATGAGTATTTTTAGAGAACATAAATCAATTGCAGACCGTTCGGCCGCCGATAGAAAGAGGCATAAGCAAAAGATTAACAAAGCCTTGCGAGAGGGAATAAAAGATGTCATCGCCGACGAATCAATCATCGGGCAGAGCGGCAAGAAAAAGGTAAAAATTCCAGTAAAAGGAATAAAAGAATACCAACTAGTCTATGGAGATAACGACAAGAATAAAAAAGTTAGTTCCGCCGGCGACAAAGAGATAGAAAAGGGGCAGGTAGTCAGAAGGGGCAAGAAAAAAGAGAAGGGTAAGCAGGGCCAAAAGGGCTCAAAGGACGCCGGCGAGGAATATTATGATGTTGAGATCACGCTAGATGAATTGGCGGAATACCTATTCCAAGATTTGGAGCTCCCAGCCCTGGAAAGAAAGAAATTTAAATTTATACGAGACAAGAAACTAAAAAGATCTGGCTTTCGAAAGAAGGGAATGAGGTCGAGGCTTTCCAAGAAGGAAACTATAAAAAGAAAAATCAGAAGAAAAAAGATGGCACACGCCGCCGGCACTTATGATCCCGATGGTGAAGAGAGATTTCCTTTTCACGAAGACGATTTAAAATATAAACATGTGAAGTTGAAGACACAAGAGAATAATTCTGCTGTTATTTTTTTTCTAATGGATGTTTCTGGCTCCATGTGTAAAGATAAGAAATTCATGGCAAGAAGTTTTTATTTTCTTCTTTATCAATTTTTGAACTACAAATATAACAATATAGAGGTTGTCTTTATCTCTCACTCTGTCGATGCCAAAGAGGTGAGTGAGGACGATTTTTTCAAGAGAGCCACTAGCGGCGGAACAGTCATGTCTTCTGCCCTCGAACTAGAAAGAGAAATTATTAGAAAGAGATATCACCCGTCTAGCTGGAACATTTATACTTTTTATTCTGGGGATGGCGATAACTTTTCTTTTGATGACTCGAAAGTTATAGATTTATTTGACGAATTAAAGGCAATCAACCAGATGATTTGTTATGCAGAAATTGATCCCAGATCTCACCCGGAGAGCGAGTTGGGATCGTTGCTTGGTACCTTCAACTACCGTGCCAGCGAGGCATCAAAATTGTGGCTAAAATTAAATAGAATTGTTGATGATAAATTCAAAAAAATAAAAATTTCTAAACCAACGCACATTTGGCCTTCTTTTAGAAAATTGTTTGGAGGAGCCCCATGAAAGACTGGTCGATAAAAGAGTTGCAAAAGTGGGATGATAAAATTTGCAAGATAGCTAGGGAAAAGTACGGGCTCGATTGGTTTCCCATTGAATATGAGATATTAAATTATCATGAAATGATTGGCGCCATGGCCTATGTCGGACTTCCCACTCACTACAGGCACTGGTCATTTGGAAAGAGCTTCGAAAGAACCATAACGCGATATAACCTTGGAATGGAGGGTCTCCCTTATGAGATGATTATTAACTCCAATCCGTCAATAGCATATCTCATGCTTGAGAATCCGATGAGTACTCATTTGTTGACCATGGCCCATTGTGTGGGACATTCAGATTTCTTCAAGAATAATCGGATGTTTGCAGAAACAAATCCAGATAATGTTATTGCTAGCTTCAAGTCAGCGGGAAAAAGAGTTCAGGCATATATAGAGGATCCGAATATTGGAATAGACAAGGTGGAGACCGTTTTAGATGCATGTCACTCTATCCAGTATCAACTCCCCAGAACCCCCGGAATACGGCGAAAAACAGAAGCAGAAGCAAAAATGGCCCTTTTTAAAAAAACCAACGGAGTGCTTGATGTAAAAAGTGGTTTGGTGCAAAAAGATTATAATTTACTGGGCTTTATTGGGAAAAATTCACGAGACCTAGAGAACTGGGAGCAAGATCTTGTTGAAATGGTGGAAAGAAGATCTCTTTATTTTATGCCCCAAGCTCAAACTAAAATTATGAACGAGGGCTGGGCCGTTACAATTCATGAAAAAATCATGAAAGATCTGGATCTCCCCGACAAATATCACCTATCTTTCTTAAAAACCCACAATCAAGTTGTGCGCCCAATCATGGGGAGGGTTAATCCATACCACCTCGGATACTCGATTTTTAAGGACATTGAAAAAAGATATGGATTTGAGGCGAGTAAAGAAGCCAGAGAAACTCATAGCGACGAGTCCTTTATAAGAAATTTCCTAACAGAAGATCTATGCCGAGAATTAAATTTATTCAGCTACTCCTATAAGAAGGCAACAGATAATTATACTATTTCTGAAATTTCTGACGAAGAGGGGTGGAAAAGCGTTCGCGACAACCTAATTAAGAATACAGGATTAAAGGGGATCCCAGTTGTTTATGTTAGTGACTTTGATAAAAAGACAAATACTCTCTACATCGATCACGAACACGACGGCCGTGACCTTGAATTATCCTATGCGCAGCGCGTTTACGAGCAGATCTGTTCCTTGTGGAAGGACGAGGTATGTTTTACAACAATAATTGAAGGGGAACCTTGGGAATTTTAATATGACACACGATTCAAAAACTGATAAATTTTTAAAAATAGCAGAATTACATAAAAAAGATAAGAAAAAAGAGAAATTCCAGGGTACCTTTTCTGAATTTCTTGAGCTTGTAGAACAAGATAAAAATCTTTCTGAACTGGCCCACAAAAGGCTGTATAAATCAATCACCAAATACGGCACCACAAAGATGTCGGAAGAAGATGCTCGCTGTAATAATTTATTTAACGGCGACGAGATAAAGACTTATGATTATTTCCAAAGCAAATTTTTTGGAATGGAAAGGTCTTTGTTAAAAATTATGAGATATCTTCATTCCGCCGCAATGAGGGGAGAGGAGAGTCGACAGGTTCTACTTTTGCTCGGACCCGTTGGCGCCGGCAAGTCTGCCCTCGTAGAGCACATTAAGCGGGCCCTGGAGACGTCCGGACCACTTTACGCACTTGAGGGTTGCCCTATTAATGAAAGCCCCCTACACCTCATTCCACGGGGTCTAAGGGGGGAATTCCAAGAACTGTACGGAATAAAAATAGAGGGTGATCTATGCCCGGTGTGCCGGCACAAATTATTAGAAGAACTTGGGGGAGATTATATGTCTTTTGCGGTAAAAGAGACCTCATTCTCCGTCCGAGGAAGGAGAGGGGTCGGAGTAGTTCCCCCCATGGATGCTAATACCCAGGATACAAGCATTCTAATAGGGTCGGAGGACATTTCAAAACTTGACCTATATCCAGAGGACGACCCGCGAGCACTAAGTCTTAACGGGGCCTTTAACGTAGGAAATCGCGGCATAGTTGAATTTGTCGAGGTTTTCAAAAATGAAATTGAATTCTTGCATACCATGATCACCGCAACACAGGAAAAAGCTATTCCTAGCCCGGGAAAGGGCGCCATGATTTATTTTGATGGTGTAATCCTCGCCCACTGTAACGAGGCCGAGTGGAACAAGTTTAAGTCAGAGAGCACAAATGAGGCAATTCTTGATAGAATCGTCCGTGTAAACGTGCCATACTGTCTTGAAGTAGAAGAAGAACAAAAGATTTATAATAAGATGTTGGAGGAGTCAGATTTCGATTCCCACATCGCACCACATACCCTTGAAATCGCAGCTATGTTTGCTGTTTTATCGAGAATTAAATCATCAAACAAGGTCGATCCAATGACTAAAATGAAAATCTACAACGGACAGAACATTGTCGAGAAAGGATACATTAAGAAAGTTGATATCAATGACTTGAGGGAAGAAGTAAGAGATGAGGGAATGACGGGAATCTCTACCAGATTTGTTATGAAGGCCATCGACGCAGCCCTTGCAGATTCGGAAAATAATATGGTAACTCCAATTTCAATCAGAGACTCCCTCGTCAAGCAGGTCAAAGAACAGGTTGTCGTTGAGGAGCTAAGAGAGAAATATCTTTCATTCCTCCAAAAAGAACTTCATGATGAATATTTGAAAATGCTCGAAAAGGAAATTACAAAAGCATTTGTTTCGGCGTATCAAGAGCAAGCAGAATCTCTGTTTGACAATTACTTAGATCATGCCGAGGCTTATGTCAACGGAACAAAGGTAAAGGACAAGACGACAAAAGAGGAGATGAACGCTGATGAAAGTTTTCTAACCTCTATCGAAGAGCAGATTGGAATCGTTGGATCCGCAAGGGAAAATTTTAGAGCAGATATTACGGCCTACATGTTCGCCAAATTGAGAAAGAAAGAGAAGATCGATTGGACTTCCTACGGCCCCCTCAAAGAAGCGATTGAAAATAAGTTGTTGACATCTGTTAGAGAGATTTCGAGAATTGTTACTAAATCTAAGTCGAGAGATAAAAAACAACAGAAGAAATATGGTGAAATGGTTCAGACCTTAATAGAAGAATATGGCTATAACGAAGACTCCGCCAATGAAATTATTAAGTATGCGTCAAATAATTTGTGGCGTGATAGCTAAATAGACCAGCCAAACTGCTCATAAGGCGAAATCCTCGTAAGAAATCTTACGGGGATTATTTTTTTTTAAAATAAGATAACTTTTGTTGTCTTTTGGGGTGCGGGTTGAGTACATACAACCCGATGGGCAGGCATGTGCCCTTCCATCGACGTTTTTGAAGGAATTAAACGTTATAAAAATTCAACAAAAACATCGCCAAACTAAAAGAAAATTAAGTATTCTTTGTTTGGCAATATTATTTCTAACTAACAAGAAGGAGAGATTAATATGAAAATAAATAAAACAAATAAGGAGGGTTTGCCATGGCTTTAAGTGATCATACATTAATCGCAGCTTATCCTCTTGGTTCTGGAATCGCAGATTTACAGGACAGTTATGATGGATACAGCGCACAAAACATGACATTCGCTGGAGATGGCGACCTATCTGGTCTGCCAGTTGCAGATTTCAACAGTTCTTACTATGGAGTCGATAATGACCTCTATAATGGCTTTGATACAGAATACTCATTCTCAATGTGGATGAAGCCGGATACAATTGCTCATTCGTGGCTGATGAATAATGAACAGCACGGTTCTTATTATGTTACATGGGGTGTACTTCTTCAGGCAGATGGTCAGGTACAGCTGTTCGTCAGAAATGCCAACGGAGGCGCATATGATGTCGCAAGGACCGGAGTATCTCTTGTCGTAGACGAATGGTCTCATGTCGCTGCAACATGGAACGGCACGGAAATTAAATGGTATGTCGACGGTGCATTAGAGAGCACCACAGCAGCTTCGAGAATTCCATGGAATTCCCCAGCTACACTTTGGATCGGTGCAAACGCAACGAAATCCGGAGTTCAAAAATATTATTTCGACGGTAAAATGTCAGATTTAAGGTTCTGGTATTCAGAGCTTACTGCATCCGATATCTCGGAGTTATATGCAGCAGGACAAGTCCCGATAGACTTGGGCCTCGTCCTTCATCATGACTGTGATGATGCGACAGCAGAGATCGGTGAGGATGTAACTTTTACTGATGTTTCAATTGGCACATCTTCAGGCCGCACACATTGGGATTTTGCAAATCTCAATTCAAAAGCTGTGTTGTCTGACCCAAATAACCTGCCAGATATGGCTGGTGATTGGACAGTTTCGATGTGGTTTTCGGAGATGACAGCCCCAACCACTTGGCGATCCATTGCAAAAAGTCAAACAGAACTCTTGGGAGTGGTTTCAAGTCCGCATCACACACCCGCTAACACGCTGGGTGTTTATACAACGGGTGGGTATATAAGTGCTGGATACTCGATGAATTATCTTGAATTTCAAAACTGGAATCACATGGTTATCGTCGGTAGCGGAACAACTACCAAATTTTATATCAATGGCTCACATGTCGGAACGGCACCAGCAAAAGTTTCAACAGATCTCTATTCAATAAATAATCAACCCGTTGGG